GTTTCCCAGTCACGATCAGGCTTGCGGTGTCATAGGACGCATTGAAAATTACTATCCTCAAGTGCATGACGGTCAAAGGATCTTGAACAGGGCCAGAGAAGCAGGGATGAGCCGTGAAGATTTCTTTGATGTCTGGTCAGCAAACCTGATGCCGAAACTTGATCGTGACAGGATGATTGATTTTGAAACAGGACTTCCCATTGATGACAAGAAGCTGCTTGAATTTATGCGTGAAGATTATGACGCGATAACCACTCACGGTTTATCAGACATTCAGAAAAGAGCAAGGCAGGGAAAGCAGACCTTTGGCTTTGGATCTGATGTTTTCCAAAGAAGATCTTCATCAAGGTTTTACCACTTCAAGAACGCTGATGACTTTTTGAATTACAATAAAGATTACGGGATTGGTGAAGAAAACCTATTCGATGCGGTGATTAACCATATCGAAAGCATGACACGTGATATTGCCATGATGCGTGAGCTTGGACCTAAGCCTAATGCCATGTATAGAAATTTCGAGCTGATGATGAGAGGCGAAAATGCCTCACCGTTTGAGCAGCAGTTTGTCAGTGGTATGTACGATGTTCTCTCAGGGCGTATATATCAGCATGGTACAGTGCCGATGTGGTACAGTTTCCTTGAGGGTACAAAGGACGTGATGCGCTCTGCATACCTTTCCCTTGCCTCAGTATCAGCGGTAACTGATACCAGCTATATGAGGCTTGCAGCCAAAATGAACGGCCTTAGTGCAAACAAGGTCACGGCACGCTATGCAAAGCTGATGACAAACGGCAAGGAAAGAGAGAAGCTGATGCGAACGCTGATGATCTCAAGTGCCGTAAACGGCAAAGGATTCTCAGCCGCACGTTATGCCGATGATGCCATGAGCCGCGGTGTCACACGCTGGATGGCGAACTTTACCAACAGAGCCAGTGGATTGCAGCATATGACCGATATGGGAAGGCTTGCACCAATGGCTGAGCTTTCTGGATTTCTTGCTGACATCAAGAGAGGAAACCTTGAGTGGGAAAAACTGCCAAAAGATTTCAGGGACATGGCAAAGACATTCGGTATCGGCAAAGACGATATTGAGGTTATGAAGAAAGCCGATTACTTCAATCTTGATGACGAGATGACAGATCTGTTTTTACGGCCTCAAGAGATTGCCCTTGCAAAGCGCACAGGAAAGACACCAGCCGAGCTTCTTGATATATCCTTGAAATTCGAGACATGGATGAGCCGAATCGGTGAGCTTGCTGTTAATGAGCCGACACTGAAAACCAGAGCTATCACATCAGGCGCAGCCTTCTCACCGAACGTGCAGGCAGGAACAGTCAGCAGGGCTTTATGGTCCTCTGTTGGTATGTTCAAGAGCTTCCCGATCACAGTCATGCAAAACTATGTGTTGCCACTGATGAGGCAAACGCTTCAAGATCCGATTGGAAGAGGACCACTTTTTGCAGAAATGGCAATCTATACAGCCATATTCGGTGGGCTTGCTATTCAGGCGAAAGACATCTTGAAAGGAAGAGATCCAAGGCCGATGGATGATCACAAGTTTCTTTCTGCTGCTTTCCTGCAAGGTGGTGGGCTTGGCATTTTTGGTGACTTTATCTTTGCCGATCAATCCCGTTTCGGTCAGTCATTCACAGAAACAGCAGCTGGTCCTGTCTTTGGCACGTTCTCTGATTTTGTTAAAATGTCAGTAGGCAACACACAAAAGCTTATTGACCCAGAGGCAGAAAGCAAATTTACAGAAGATCTGCTGAATTTTGCACGCAGGAACACACCAGTCATCAAAACGCCTTACACTTCACTGCTTGTTGAGAGGCTTTTGTTTGACTCTGCCGAACGCATGTTGAACGGATCAGATTTTAGGAGTGATACGAACAGGTTGAAAAGCAGATTGAGAAAAGAATATAATCAGGGCTTCTGGTGGGATCCTCAAAGCCTGACACCTGACCGCGCACCGAACCTGTCAAATATCACACAATAGGAGAGCATAATGTCCGTACCTAGCACCACGAATAAGCATAAATATCAAGGGAACAGTGTGCTCACTTCCTTTGAATTTGATTTCAAGATCTTCAATAAAAATCAGCTTGAGGTGTCTATCATTGATACAAACGTCTCACCCACAACAACAACAGTGAAAACAGTTGATATTGATTACAGTGTCTCTGGTATTGGTCAAGACGAAGGCGGATCTGTCACGTATCCTTTGGCTGGATCTGCCTTAGTTGCTGGTGAGTACATTGTCATCAAGCCGAATTATGATTTCAAGCAGGGGACAGAGTTTAGAAACCAAGGCGGTTTCTCACCTGATGTGCATGAAGATGCGTTTGATTACGTGACTATGCTCACCAAGCAGCTGAAAGAAAACCTTGATCGTGCCGTGGCCTTGACTGATGCCTCAGAGGATGATGCAGCCACGTTGCTGACATCTATTGAGAATGCCAGCACGTATGCAACGCAGGCCGAGTCAGCAAAGACGGATGCCGAAACAGCTCAGGCAGCAGCTGAGGCTGCACAGGCAGCGGCTGAGGCTGCTGCCTCTGGCCTGACACTACCCACGATCAGCGGTGGTGATGCCCTTAAAACATTGCGCGTGAACTCTGGTGAGACAGGTTACGAGCTGGCAACAGTTGGAACAGCAGGGACTGGTACGCTCAGAAATATGAACATCGGTGAAGGTGTCGAGAATGACGGATCAGGAAACTTGCGCGTTAAACTGGATGGTGCAACGCTTGCCAGATCATCATCAGGAATAAAGGTGGCATCAGGTGGTATCGGTCCGACAGAGCTTGCAGCAACAGCTGTTGTGGCTGGATCTTATACCTCAGCCAATATCACAGTTGATGCCGATGGTAGACTGACATCAGCAGCCAGCGGCTCAGCGGGGTTGACCTCTGTTTCTCAAGGAAACCTTAATACAACGACAGGAACATTTTCTGTAAGTGCTCAATCGAACAGTCTTTCTGAGCCACAAGTAGGAACAGCCGTTATTATGCCTGCTGGTCAATACGGTTTCACACCTCAGACCAGAAACACGGGTGAGGGGATAATGGGCTACGGGAATACAAGTGGAAGTTATGCAACATATGCCAGAGTTTTGACGCAAAAAACAGGTACGGCTTTTACAACTTGCACAGTGCAGGGGCAGCAGAGATATGTTACAGCCTCACCGCCTTACCATGATGATGCGGAAAATGAAGCGGCTGGCTTTCTTTATGTCTTGTTATCTAAGAATGGTGACATTCTTGCTCACTACTTTGCAGAAGATCCACCGTGGGCTTATAATGGACCAACGCAAGTTTTTCCAGATTTTACTGATCCAGAGACAGGTAAGAAATACAGGCTTAAATCAAGAAAGCAAAATACAACTCTTGATAATATTTTTGGATCTAACAAAAAGCCGATTAAAATTGATAGAAGAGACTTCTTTGAAAAGCTTAATGACCTGAAATACCGTGAGAAAGTAAAGGCTTTCAAAGGGATTTCAAAAGACCAGATCAAAGATGCGAATATTAATTTCGAGAGGTACGAAACACAAAATCTCAAGTTGAGAATTATATCTCAGGAATATGAGCTTATCACGCAATCCATCAAGAATGCTGACAGGCCAGTTATACCACAGCCGTTCCAGAATACTCCTGACGGCTCTCAAATTGTGTTGCTTGACTACAGGGACGATAAAATCCGTGATATGGTTGAACTTCAGAACACTGATGGTGAAGATGAGATTGTTTCAGCTTTGTATCAAGGGTATTTCAAATTTGATAACGATCTGATTACAGAGCACGATTCAACCATGAATCTTCAAGGCGTAAAACACATAAAATTAAAGGTAAAATAATGTTCTTTGCACAAACACAGGACTTCAAAAAAGATTACCAAGAAAGCCCTGAGCTATCGCGTTTAGGGGCAGTCAACGAAAGGCTTGATCAGAAGTCACGCATGATCCAATCAGCAGACAAGCTGATGAGAAACCTTGTTGAGTCCTGCCCTATCCCTATGTGGATCAAGGACACCAACCTTGTCATGCGGTTTATTAATAGCGCATATTGCAAGATATATGACGTGGAAAGATCTGATTATATAGGTCATACTGATAAGGAAATTTGGGGTGATAAGATAGCCCATGAATTTCAAAGACTTGATAACGCTGTCTTAAATGGGGAAAAGATAGAGTACAATGTTGAGCGTGTGCCTAACAGGGCGGGTTTCAGAGAATATGATCACTTACACATCGTTAAATTCCCTATTTATGATGGACCGAAAATTATAGGAATTGCGGGAATTGTAACGGGTGTTTTTCCATGAGTGATGATTTTGACCAACACAGAATGCTTATTATGGACACATTCAAAAGGCACGATAAATGCCTTTATGAAATCAATATTGAGCTGAAAACAATTCGTGAAACTCTTATCAATCAGAGGTGGATTAACTTTCTTCTTGCAGGCGGTGGTGGTGCTGCTGGTGCAGGACTTCTTGAAATAGTCAAAACATTTCTAATCGGTGGATGATATGAGCCAGATCAGAGACAGGATCATCAACAGCATTATTGATATTGAAGGCGGGTACGTAAATGATCCAAGTGACAGCGGCGGTGAGACAAAATACGGCATCACCAAGCGCACAGCAAAAGCATACGGCTATACAGGCAATATGAAGAATCTATCACGTGATCTGGCTTTTACCATATACGTCAATAAATACTGGAACGCTCTTAATCTGGATGTGATTGAAGAGATCTCACCACGTATTGCAGAAGAGCTGGCTGATACATCAGTGAATATGGGATCGCAGCGTGCAGCAGAGTTTTTACAAAGATCATTAAACGTGCTCAACAATCGTGGTGAATACTATCCAGATCTCAAGATTGACCGAGATGTAGGGCCACGCACCATCCATGCATTGAGGGCACATATGAAGCGCAGAGGGCAAAAGAACGGGCAAGTTGTTTTGTTTCGTATGCTTAATTGCCTTCAAGGTGAATTTTATATAAACTTATGTGAACGCCGTGAAAAAGATGAAAAATTTATTTACGGTTGGTTTTTAAACCGTGTCATTTGATCGAAAGGAGACTGAGACATGCAAGAACGTATAATTACCTATGTGATCGCATTGCTGCTTGCAGCTGCATCTTACTTTACAGGGGCTGTCACTGATGTTGGCGGTGCTCTGAGCATTGCTGTTGACAAAGAGCAACAGAAGGCAATCTGTGTTGACCTCATTGAAAAAGGTGAGATCACCAAAGATGAAGATGAAACCATCACCATCCCTAATGTTGTGGACGGTGGAACTTTATAGGAGAAAACTATGAACGCTGTAAAAGCAAAATTCGTTTGTCAAAGCACCCAAAGAGATGGAGGACTTGAGGAAGTAAGACTAAGCCCTGTCACTGATGGAAGTGAAGAGGACAATACGTTTTCAAAATACACACCTTCTGGCCTTCTTGAGCTTTCCATTACGAATGAAAATGTATTTGGCTTTTTTGAAGTAGGTAAGAAATATTACTTGGATATTACACCCGCTGATGTGGATTAGTATTTTAAAAGCCGTACTTGCGATTGCAGACAGCATAACCTCATACCTTGAGAGGAAGCAGCTGCTTGATGCGGGTGCGGCTTTATCCATCAAAAAGAACTTAGAGGATAGCCTTGGAAAAATACGTAAAGCTGATGCTGCTAGGCGCAATGTTGAGCACGATGCTGACAGCGTGCGTGACGACAAAAACAACAGAGATTAATGACGTTTCTTGTGATGCCTTCTGTGAGATCCAATACTCAGGATCTAAAGACACACCCGAAACCGTGAAGCAGATCCGAGAGCACAATGCTGCGTACGGATCTTTATGTCCTGAAAAGAAATGCATGTATTAAAAAAATCCCCCACTCGTGGAACGAATAGGGGCTTTTAGAAGCATATTTAAAACTAACTATTAAATATATTATCCGTTTACAATCTCATTGTAAAGATCTTGTGTCAGCGGTGCGCCTTCCCTTTGATCCCATGCCTCACTGACAGCTTCCTTAAAGCCTTTGTCCTGAATGGCTTGAATACCGCCTTCATTATAAGCAGGGCCAGCAACAGCAATCATAGATGAAAAAATTAAAAATTGTACAAACATGGCTCAGTCCTTTCACTGGTTGTTGTCTCACGTTTTTTTAAATCATACCACAAAGAAAAGGCTCTGACTATCAGGACAGTCAGAGCCTTTGAAGCGGGATGTACAAAAACCAAAAGGAATTTTCCGCTAACTTTTAATATAGCAGATCTTAGAGCCGCATCAACTCTTTATAATTAAATTTATCATTGAGAGCATCAACAATAGAAGCTGTTTCAGTCTCATCAAAGCCCAAAAGCTCAGAGTTATAGATCAAGGCATACTTGTAAAGCCTGATTTCATTACGTGCAAACTTCATCCCTTTGATTGTCAGATTCCATTTTCCTGATGTGCGTTTAACGTCTTTCTTTTCGTACACAACAGCCTCACTGATCAGCCCCCAATATCTCAGCTTTGAAAAGTCACCACCGCTTGAGTTATTACCCATGAGATCTGATATATGAAACTCTTTAAACTCAAAAGTATTGAGAGCTTTAATCAGGTGATAAGCCATAAACGAATTGATCTTGCGCTTATAAACTTTGACGAATTGATCACACACAGGGCATGTACACCCACCAGTTTTGGCGTTAGCCATCACCTTGCGTTTTTGATGCGTGATAAATTCTCTATCGAAAAGATCAGTGTCCATCGTTGAAAACCTTTGTACTGCCTACGGCCTCTGTGATCTTCTGCCTGACAAGATCCCTCTTTTCTTTGACGACAAAGCTTTGACCGTTTTTCATGCCGATAAAGCACCCTATAAAAATAGTTGGCTTTGTACGCTTAACCTCAACGAGTGCACCAATTTCCGTGGCAACAATATCAACGCCTTCACCGCCTTCATTTGTAAGAGATATAAACATCTTCTCAGTCCTTTCTGTTTTCTAGTTTTGGTTTAATTAAGATAGATGAAAGTCAATAATTTGAATTGCATCATCCTTGGAATCACCGAGGCAGCATATAAGGCCAGCCTTGGTGAAATTCTTTCTGCCTGTACGATTGAGAAGCTTGATCATTGGATTGCCTCTCTTGTCGTTTTTCCCCATCTCATAGTCGTTGAAATCACGGCTTTGTAGCCAATCCTTGAGTGTTTCTTTTGACTTTTCGTTTTCAGATAAAACAAAAAAATCAGAGTCTATATCTCTATTCATGGATCTTTCCTATTTCCTTTAAGTGTTTAAAAATTCTCATGCAGCCCTTAGTGTCAGCCATAGCATCATGTGCATCAGCCAGATCCTCATCGAAGATGTGTTTGTATGCATCAACAAGACTAGGGTTTTTCACACGCCCGTTCTTATCATGAGCACCAACAGCATTCTTTGTCAGAAGCATAGTACAGAAAACACGGTCAAACTCTGGCACGACTTCACCATGAACCTCACACTCGATCTTGAGCATTTGCCTGTCAAACTTTGCATGGTGCGCTATGAGGTATTTTGAGCATAGAGCCAACTTCAAGAATCTTTTGAGCGCATCATGTGAGTGCACACCAATTCTCTCACATTCTTCCTGTGAGATGCCGTGTGTATCGTAAGCACCCTTTGAGATTGTCCAGTTATGAGGCTTTATGACTGTTTTATACTCATCGACAATATCAAGGTTTTTGTCAGCAAGTATGGCAGCAATCTGGCATACCCGCGCTTGATCTGGATCAAAAGAAGATCCACCACGCGGGAAGCCAGTTGTTTCTGTGTCAAAGAATATGTACATAATGTTTTCCTTAAAATGGTAATTCTTCTTTTAATTCATAAGCAACAGCACAGAGAAATTCTGCCATTTGATGAGTTGAGTGTTGATCAATGCCGTGACATTTTAGAAGCCCATAAAGAACGGGGTTGTTTGGTATAGCAGCCATGTGTCCGCTATACGTTCCTACACACTGATCCATAAAAAATTTTGCAGTTTCTTTTGATACCTTCATTATCTCACCACCGTTTCAACTTTTTCGTAGATCTTTGCACCTCTGAGAGATCTGTTGCCCTGTGCAACGTACCGATTAATGGCACTTTCAAGCGCACTGCGATCAATGAAATGGCGCAGGGCCTCAAGATCAATAAGATCAACGTCATCAATCTCACCAACCCATTTTCTGCGAACAGAGGCCACACCACCAGACAGGCCACGTGTTGAGCCTAGCCCTCTTCCTGATGCAGCTGACTTCTCATATTTTTCAGCCTTGCGCTCAGTTTGCTCAGCTTCCTTGAGAGCCTGATCAGCAAGTTGTTCCGCACCAGCTTCTGATGCTTGAATTGCTTCCTGTGTTTTCTTCTCAGCTTCAATGCGTAAACGCTCAGCCTCTTCCTCTCTGCGCTTTCTTTCTTCCTCAACCTTTTTCTGCATAAAGACATTCAAAGGTTTTTGAGCAAGGGCCTTGGCAAGATCCAGATCATTGGAGTGTGACTTGAAGAAACCATCAATCAGTTTTCCGATATTGTAATATGGCTGCTTCTCTTTTTTCCTGATTTCCTCAAAAGTTTTTGCACAGTTGTTTACGTTCTTGATGTATTCAGTCAGCCTCTCTGCTTCCTGCTCATCGTGGCAAACATGGCCCTGCACAGGCTTATCACTTAAAAGCTCTGCTTTGCGCTCAACAACACGCTCAGTGGCTTCATCAAGGTAAAACTTAACATCCTCCTCTGATGGTGCGATTGGCACAGGCGGGTTATTGTGTCCTATCATTGATTGATTCATTGTCTCAGTCCTTTCTCGATTATAGGTTTTATTTTACTCAGTTGATTGTTGGCTCTTGATGTTTAAGATCTTTAACTATTGATCTCATTACATCAAGAGGACTCATCTTGCTTTTTGTTTTTTGCTTGAGAGCATTGATGATGTTATCACGACAAGCCATAAATATATCAAGCTCTGACATTTCTGATAAAGCATTAATATCAACATCTCTATTATCTATAAAAACACCATCCGTTAGGTTGTTGTCATTTAAAGAAGGGAAAATATGAATTTTGCAAGATTCTTTATTTACGATAGATGAAACGACACTCACCAGAAAATCTGATTTTATTCTTTTTACAATGATGTCCATATAATCGTCTGGAAGTATCAGCTCTGCAATACCCTCAATAAAACCTATATCAGCTTTTAGTTTCTTTAGCTCAAAATGTTCTTGATCTTTATTTTTCATTAGTCTCATCCTTTTGGTTTTTGGTTTGAATTTCGGCATTGCTTAGCAAGCTTCCCTGTGCGGGAACACTTACTTTTACCGTTTTATCTGATGCTGGATCTGCAAGATCAACTCCAACATAAACAGATTCTTTTGTCTTATCCTCAAGAGCTGGTGTGAAATCATCATCAAGAGAGGATGTATTTGTGACAGAGCGTTTTTCCTCAACATTCTGAAAGTCCCTGACTTCTTCTGCAATACCGATACCCATCAGAATATCAGATGCACCATCACGCAAAGCCCATGCCTGAGCACGCATCATCAACATACGTTTTGCATACCCATAAGCCCATGGTCCTCTTTTACCAAGAAGGTTTGCACGCTTGGCATCACCCATTGAAAATGTCCTATGGTATTCTTCTGGCTGATCTTTGCGTTTTAAGATGTAGTGAGCTGTGTATTCAGGCTTTGTCTCATCATCCCCTTCATAGTAGCTTTTGATGTACTCCACGATGCCAGATGCTTGAACAAGGGCCACCGCACCATCACCCCAAAGACATGGCCTGTTGTTAATAATGCAGATTGTTTGAAGTGCTGTGACTGGTGGAAGGCCCACTTCCATACCCTTTGCAATAATCGTTGCCACACGTGCTGTTGTAGCCTCACCGTTCATGCGTTTTTGTATAACTGTTTTGCCATGCTCATTTGTGACTGGCACTTCATCCTCAATGAGGCACGAGTCTGGCATCATTCTTGAACGTACAATGCCAGTGGCATAACGCCAGACTTCATCATAATTTCTAGGTATGATTGCAGATACACGGTCAGCAGTTACCAGTGAAGTTTTACTGTAAGAAGTATCTTTGTTTTCTTTATTCATTATAATTCGCCTTTTGATTGTTTTTTGTACATCCCTATTCAATAACAAAATTTATGATCTGTCAATGATTAATTTGAGTATATCTTGGTACACCTTTGAAAATAATATCCATACTCGTTTCAAGAGCGTATTCAAGATCAATCAACGTGCTGGCTGCAATCCTGTTGATACCTTTTTCATACTTCTGCACTTGCTGGAACGTAACACCAAGAGCCTCAGCAAGGTCAGTCTGTGTCATCTTTTTTTTCTTCCTGAGTAGTCTTATATTTTTGCCTATGGCATTATCAATTTGTGATGCCTTACCCTTCTTTTTCATTGTCTCAGTCCTTTCTCTAATTTTTTGATTTTAATCTTTAAGTCATTGATAATAAGGTTTTTTTCCTCCAAAAGCTTTCCCATGCTTTTAATTTTTGTTCTATAGCCCTTTGTCATTTGCAGGAGTTTTTCATGATCTCTCACAAGGTTACTGTGCTTTTCTGCATCAACGTACTCATCACGCCAGCTTTCTTTACTTGTGCAGTGGAAGCAAAAACAGATAGGGCACTCATAAACTTTCTGATTGTATTTTTCAGCAACCTTTTGAGCTTTTGAAAAGCTTCTAAAAGAAACCTTTTTGTCACACATTTTTGCTTTTTTATAGTTTCCCATCATCAACCTATAATAAGTTTATTATTACCTTTTATTAAGCTAACCTCCCAGTGCCTTGCGGATTGTTTCTAAATCATTTTCTTCACATCCAGCTTTTTCAAAGTCCTTAATCGTAAACCCTACCGCCAATACTTTGGCTGACCATGTTTCCATACGCACAGCGTTGGCGACTGTTAATGCCACACCACGTATAAAAGCCGCCTTGCGTTCTTCCTCGGTTGTGGTGCATGGCTTTTCCTTCTCAACATGTAAAGAATTTTCGGGGTTTTTAACATGTTCTTGTGACGTGTTAGTTTTTTCCGATTTTGTTGACACGTTTTCCCGCACCCGTTGCAGGGCGGTTAAGACTTGCCTACATTCACTTTTTGTTGGCAACCATTCTTTTAATGTTAAGTGTGCCAAAACATCATTAACAAACTCCTCAACCAAATCGTAGTCGTCTTTATTTTTCATCTCTTACCTCTTTGATTAGTTTTGCGGACATGGCTTTATAAGCATCAACTTGATTTTGATCACAGCTTCCTGTTCCTCTCCAATCAGCCATTTCTTTGCTTACATAGCCACTCTGTAATTTATCAGCAATGATCAAGGCCTTTTCAATAGACAATCTCGTTCCTAGTAAAAATCCACCTGCCCCACCATAATGAGGATTTCTTCTCATTGTTTCTTTGAAATCCTTTAAAGCGTCTTGATATTCGTTTTTATTTTTCATTTTCGTCTTTCCATATACTTGTTCGTTCCGCAAATAGAATCCATCTGTTCTCAATTTCTGACCAGATCCATGCCTTTTTTTCTATTGAGCAAGAGGCAATAGTAACTCTGCACTGATTAAGTGTATGAGTAAAAATACTTATGCCCATAGGATTCCACTCATCGTTAAACGGAAACTTTTTCTCAGGCTCTGAGATGCCAAAAGCTGCTATATATTTTGGTTTTTCTATCATTATTTATAAACCCTCTCTTTTGGTCCTCTTACAATCCGATCTATTTCGATACGGCACATTAATATTTCAGTCTCTATCTCTTGCTCAGTCATTTGCTATCTCCATTTTCGTTCCATCTTCATTTAAAGGCCATCCGTTTTCATCTTTGGGAAAACTCTTGAGCGGAACATAACCACTTGTTATTTCTTTTCTCCCACATTTAAGGCACGTTTTAGTCCATTTATACAATGGAACAGGTGTTGCAGCCCATGACAGTGTTGCACCAAGACACTTTTGTTCTATACTCCATGTTTTATTGATCTGAATAAATTTATCATCACATTTCCACCCGCATTTGCATGGCTTAACTTTCTTAAAAAGTCTTTTAAATAAATTCCACATATCACAATTCCACTGTATGTATTGGAAACTCATCATCATGAAAGTCAGTGATTGGTGTCATATCAACCCATTGACCTGTTCCGAATCGTTTCAGGTTTTCAACGTAAAGATCTATGGCCTGTTCAATCGCAGTCACACCGCAATGATAAATAGATCCTCTTTTAAACTTCTTACCGCGCGCAAGTGGTGCAATGCCTTTTTGCTGGAATACGTAGTACATATCAAAGTCTTTGGTTTCAGAGAAACGCTTGATCCAAGATGAATCAACATCACCAAAAACCTGACCGCGTTTTGCAAATTTCACAGCTGCATCAAGGCTGTCCCAATAGTGGCACGCCTGAATATGGTATTTATAGTTTCCCATTTCAGAGTATATGGCTCTCTCAGTGGGCTTTCCGTATTTGTTAGCGAATGTTTTAAGATCAACAAAAGCCTTGACCTTTAAGTAATCTATACGTGATTTCAGCATCACGCCTTTATGCTCTGGATGTTCCCATATGACAGAGACTTCTGGATACCCTCCTTGAAAACACTTTCTCAGCTCAGGATGGTTTTCAATCATGGCTGCTGCGTACTCTATCCTGTCTATTTGTTTCTGTGTCAAAAAGGTCATGCCTTCGTAAAGCTCTTCATAGTCAGATCTGATGACATCAAGGATCTCGGAATCAGGATCAGCCATTTTGAGCTGCTCAATCAAAAACTCTTTTCTTCCTGTCAGCCTTATATCTGGATCGGCCTCTTTAAGCTCTCTGAGGCGTTCTTTAATGTCATCGGTACTGACATAAGCATCAGGGTATTCAGAGGCATCAAAACACGCCACAAACCGAGAATAGAAAGCATCCTTTCCCTCAAGTATTCTGGCATGGTATGCATTCCCTATTGTCTTTGCTTCTGACTTGTTCTCTTCCTCATCTTCCTCTTTGTAGGGATTCATCCAAGATCTTGCATAGAAGTTTACAGGATTGCAGAGAAGATCCTTGATGTTAGTTGAGCCGAGGGCAGGAAGAGCGTGATACTCTTCCTCATCCAGCTGAAAGTATATTCCCTGTTCAAGCATTAATCATAAACCCCGCGCTTTTGCTATGGCTTTCTGCGCGACATCTTTGACCTCACCAGAAAGCATGTCTTTTGAGATTGCCAGCTCTAAGGCTTCAAGCGTCCCATATATAGACTCTCTTAATCGCGCAACGTACGCATCAATCCATAATCTATCTTCATCAGTTACATCGTAAAGTGTGACAGTGACAATCTCAGTGCCAGATCCCATCACATGACCGCGCAGTGAATAGAAGGACCAAGCCGTAGCAAATCTGTGTGCCTGATTTCTGTCTGAAAAAGTAAGTGTTGCTTTCATTTTTTTTCTCCTCTTATTGGTGTTAGGTTTTACTCACCTTTCAGGAAGGCAACAGCACCTCTCATGATCCCGCCAGCACTGCTTTGCTGGCTAGGTGTTAGCCCATCCCATGCCTGTATGATCCAGTCAACACTTGTTGGATTATATTTTCCTCGGTTTGCAACATTATAAATGCAACCGCCGAAACTGTCAGCAAGGACAGCTTTATATGTTGCATTGGTTTTAATGGTGTTTATCGTTTCAACGGTCATTTTTTTCTCCTCTTGGTTGTCTGTACTCTTTCTTTTTAAGCCTTAATTAAATTAATGTCAACACATATTTCATTAATTATTTTCATGCTTGCACAGCTGTTCTGTCTGACATAGGCAATGGCCTGCTCATGGCTCATTTCCAGATCTTTGGTTGCAAAGTCATATATCTCTTGGACAGAATCTCTTGCTGCATTGATCCAATCATTTTGAGTGTTTTTATCGCTCAAGCTTTTGTGTGTTCCTATTTCCATGTTACCTCCTATCCAGTAATCGAAAGATTAACAAAGTGTCTGTAAATGTGATCAGTCAGAAACTCACTGCCTACTCTGATCATTGATGCTTTCTGATAGTAGTCATCTTCTGTCATATCTTCTGCCTCAATTCCCCAATCAGTCAGGATCTTTTGAGCTGCCTCAACTTTGTAAGACAGATCAATATCTCTTCTGCAAAAGATATAATCAGCACCGAAGCTGATCAGCTCTGCATCTTCATGAGGCTTGTCCTGATCGTTCCTGTAACCTTCCGAGCTTGCTGTCACGAGACTTCCATCAGGAAGCATCCAGTGTCTGATGTAATACTTGTAATCTTGCATCCCATCAAAACCAGCACCCTCAAAACCCTTTACAATTTTGTTTACCTGTTCATAGGCAGGGCCATTGTTCCAGCTTACATCAATGCTTGCACCGCCAGCATATGTGTTGGATCTCACACTGAATTTTGTACTTGGAAAGTTTTCTTTGAGAGCTTTTCTTACGAGCTTGGCAGTCTCTGCACAGCTTAGATATTTTGTCATTTTCTCAGTCCTTTGTGTTAGTTAAAAAATCAACCTACACTAGAATAATGACACAGAATAAAACACAAGTCAATAATAAAATTAATGTTTATTCAGATTAATTTCAGAGCAGCTTTATAAATAGGCTCATGCACAATCAATGGCATGTTTGAAGCCATACCCATGAGAAGATCTCTTTTCTCTTTCAGGTATATCTTTGCAAAATCTGGATCGTGTTGCTGGATGCTCTGTGTATTGCTGATGAGATCAGCACACTTGATGACGTAGACTGCCAGTGATCGGCTTCCAAGGATGTGCATTCGGTCAATCGATTTTCTGATTTCCCTGTTTCCATCACAGCCTTTGCTGACATCGGTAAGCCAGAACACACGCTCAAAAACTTCTTTTCCAAAAGCGTTATATATTTCCCCAAGAGAAACGGAACAATCTTCAACCACATCATGCAAATAGGCTGCTGCTACGTTGTGGTGATGATGCCAGCCGTATTGCTCAACAAGATCTGCAACCTCTTGGCAGTGGTTGAAATACGGCTCACCTGTGTACTTGCGTTTCTGATCTTTATGCGCGTGCCGAGAAAAGTCTCTGGCTGTTTTAATAAATAGATCAGCCTCTTCTGTTCTTGTAGTCACTGACTGTCTCTTTATAGTTGTTATAGATCGCATTTATTTTCTCCCATTCTTGGTGTGTAAATGTTACCTGAGAAGTTTTCTCACTTAGCCTGATGTACTCACCTTCAACTTCTACTTGCAAAGTGCCGAGAACCTCTGTGTCAATTTCTTCTCTGATAATAATGTCAGTGCTCATATAAATTTTCTCCATAGGGTAGTTTGTTACTTTCAAGTCACCGTCAGGCAGCAACTCATGCTTTTTCATTGTCTCAAATACGGACATAGTAAGGTCACTTAAAAGCTGACCTTGCAAGATCCCGTAAACTTCATTCAGCCTTTGATTCGCTTCATCGGCACGTTGCATGGCCTCAGCAGCTGTCAGTGGTTTTTCCATCTTTACCTCGTTTTGTAAAAGTAGCTTCTGACCTCATCTTCATACGTTCCGTATTTCTCGATCCGTCTTTGCTCTGAAAGATAGTGCTTATGCTCAATCTCAAGCTGTTTGACGTAGTGCGTGAACTTTGCAATCTGTACGTTGATGTGCGCTTTGACATGACTGATCACATCAATCGTGCAATCCTCGTAAGTAGGAACAGAGTCGTGCTCTGTCATGAGATCGTAAAGAAGATCGTTTGTGCCAATCCCATCAGTCAAGGCATCAGCCATGTTGATGTATTCCAAAACTTTCTTGTACTTGAATAAAGCTTTCTCAGCCGCGTCAAGCTCTGATTGGACATCTTGTGCATCCTCAAACTCAGGAAGTTGTATAGGATCAAAGTCAGGGTATTCCTGATCTGATTTCTTTGGAAAAACAGGTGCTGAAATCTGGCAGCCTTTGCCATATCTGTCTGTATGCATAATATTTTCTCTTTGATTGTTGGTTAATGTACATCCTTATAATACCACTTTCAAACTAAAGATCAATAAAAAAATTATTGTTTATAAATTCTGTTTGTGTGATAAAGTAGTAATTAAATTATTGAACACAACACAAACGAGGAAAAAATGAGCAATAAAGAAATAAAGGATATGAACGAAGGTGAGCTTGGTGTTTTGGTTTCAACATGGGCATGGCGCATCAAGAAAGCAGGGTACAGGACACAGAAGGATTTCTGTGATGCACACGGCCTCAGTGAGCCGACATTCAGCTTGTGGATCAACGGAAAGCAGCAGCCGCGCATTCAAAACATTGAAATGGTTGAGGGATTTCTTAAAGAGACAGGTGAGTAATGGCAAAGTTTCCAGCACTGCCTGTATTCACGGATGCCCTGCTTGCTGACACGCATCATCTAACCGATGAAGAGTTTGGAAGGTATATCAGGCTTTTAATCCTGATGTGGCGTAGTCCAGATTGTAAAATTCCCGATGATGCTCAGTGGATATGTAAACGTCTTAGGCTTGATGCACTTGCATATGCAAAGCATGTGCACCCGATACTGCAAGAGTTTTGCACCCTTTATGCTGGCACACATGGTGAAAGTGGCTCAAAGTATTGGTCACAAAAGCGTTTGCTCAAAGAATACCAGTATGTCACGGAAAAAACCGAAAAACGCAGGGCAGCTGCCAAGGCACGATGGGGAAAAAGCCAAGTGCCTGAAAGTAAAGGGAAACCACCTATGCAAATGCATATGCAAAAACCATCCAATGCAGGTGCACCCACACCCACACCCACACATATATCTTTACCTAACGGTAAAGAGTCGTGCCATCCAAAGGATGCCACTTACTTGGCACTTGATGGAAGGTTTCTAAAATATGATGAAGTAGTGGATATGCTCTGGAAGGCATACCCGCGTATAGGCCGAAGGATCAGGGGTAAGTCAAAGATGTCTGACCAGATCATAAAAATCTTAAAAGAAAGAGGAAACAATGCAGAAGATTGGAAACACATCATTGGAGATCTTGCAAAGAGTATCAGAGAATACAAACGGTACTGCCGAGAAACAGGAGAGCTGCCAGCTGACCCTTGGCGGTGGCTCAGAGACAAGGGCCATGATGAAACCTACGAATACGAAAGGTCAGGTAAACGCTCAAACGCTTATAGCAATGAGGGATCAGGCAGCGTCAATCAGATCTCTGATGCAGGAGAAAAAGCCAAAGAAATTTTGGGGTAAATTCAAGCGTGTTGGATATGATGAGAACGATATTGCAATCTATGACAGGCATTTCAGATATGAATTTCCTGAGATGACAGAAGATCTGAAAAACTATCTTGAACTGGCTTCTCTTCCTCTGGATAAAAAAATCATAGTTGATTACCTTGCCAGATTTTTGGCAATCAACAAAGACATGAGAATGGATGAAAGCAAGAGGCCATTGAGGTTTGCTGATGATGCTGGTGTGCTCTTTGGCCTTCCAGAGTATGCCGTATGCCTTGGTATTTTTGATTGCATAAGCATTGAAAAATCAAATTGGTATCCACCTGTTTCCGTTCTCAAGGAACACTGTGAAAACAACCTGATTGAATGGCCCAAGCCTGATGAGCTTGAAGGCTATGAAAGATATTAACGAAAGTAAAAAACATGGATTACGAAACAACTTTTGAGGTATCTTTGCCACTGTGCACAGATAACCACATGTACATCACATCACCGAACGGCAAACGCCACAAAAGCAGTAAATACAAAGCATGGCTTAAAACTGCTGGATGGGAATATGTATTAATCAGAAATCAGTGGATCAGAGACAGAAAGCCAGTTGTCTGCTATTCATGCCCTGTCAGGGTTGAGATGCTCATCACGCAGAATGTCAAAAAAGGCATATCGAAAAATCCAAGAGATCTGACAAACCACACGAAGCAAAGCATAGATTTTCTGGTCAACGTAGGACTGCTGAAAGATGATGATCTGGTCAGCTCTTTCAGCTGTGAGTGGTCAGACCAGACAAACGGAATCATCTATACGATTTCACCGTACACTTCATCATGAGCTTTCCTGTGTTGAAATACGGTGTTATTCTTGCAGATCCACCGTGGTCATTTGAAAACTGGTCAAAAAAAGGTGAGAAGAAAAACCCTAATCAGCATTATTCGTGCATGAGCATTGACGATATTTGCAAAATTCCTGTGACGTTTGCAGCTGCTGATGACTGTGCCCTGTTCATCTGGTGCACGTGGCCTACAATCTTTCAGGCTGAGAAAGTCATCAATGCATGGGGCTTTACCTACAAGGGCCTTGCATGGGAATGGATCAAGTACAACGATGAAACAGGAAAGTATTCTTTTGGCGGTGGGTACGGAACACGCAAAAACCTTGAGCCATGCCTGTTGGCAACCAGAGGAAGCCCTAAGCGCAAGAGTGCCAGCGTGCGTGATTTTATCATGGCAAAGCGCAGAGAGCACAGTAGGAAGCCAGATCAGCAATACAGCAACATTGAGGCTCTTTTTGATGGCCCGTACCTTGAGATGTTTGCAAGGCAGTCATGGGAAGGATGGGACGTTTGGGGCAATGAAACAAATAAATTTCAGGTAAAAAGTGAAATTCCCTCTTGACCTTGTGCCATAAATAGAATTAAGGTTTAAATGTACAAACCAGAAGAGGAATGCACCATGAAAACAATCACAATTATCAGCGTAATAATCGGAATGATTTTATTTGTAGGATGGCTTAACGGTCAGGATATACAGAACTGCATTGCCGATGGCCACAGTGAAAGCCACTGCTACGCTGTATTTAATCCATAGGACTGAGACATGAGCCATAGACCGAGATTCAATAAACTTGACGCATCCACCACCAAGGATCAAGCTGTCAGAGCTTTCAACGAGCTTGTTGATATGTACAATGATCTGGCTGATGAGTATGAGAAAAACTTTGTTGAATCTGCGATTACAAACACAATTTACAAATCGCTTGAAAGCCATACGCTTTGGTGTGTCAATCAGGTCAGGAATGCTGTCTATGATAAAATTCACAAGATAGGGTACGAGATCTATAAAAATCGTGTTCTTGAAGGTGATGATAAACCACTTGAAAACTAACCAAAAGGAGAAAGACGTGTCAGATCCAGAAGAAAAATCACTGCGTTCATTTACACAATTTATGACATCACTCAATTACGGTAAAACTCATGATGAGCTGACCGATAAGGTGCAGGAAATAGTTGCTGACCTCAGTGAATACCGAGGCGATTTTGGCGGTAAGCCAAAGGCAAAGCTAATAATTACACTTGATTTTTCACTTGATGATCATCTGGTTGAGGTCAGCCCTACGATAAAAACAAAGCTTCCTGATAGGCCAAAAGGCAAGAGCATGTACTTTGTCACGCCAGAGAACAGGCTTTCACGCGAAGATCCAAGGCAGCACAAGCTGCCTCTTGACGAGATCAGGGAAAGACGCAACGGCATAGCGTGATTATGTCCATCAAATTAAGTTGAAAAAATTAACATCAGATAAAAGGAAATTTAAAATGTCCAATGAAATCAAAGAAATAGCATCTATTGTGAACGAAAACCAGAAGCCTCAGCTTGTTCAGGTTTTTGATCAGTATATTCAAAAAGGGGAAGATGGTCAGTCAGTTAAGGCAGTGCAAGCTCTTCTTGTTCCTGAAAACATGAAGGTGGAAAGTGTCAAGGATATTCTTGATGAATATCTGGACAGGCCAAAACGCAGGACTGATGGTGCTGTTCTTGATCGAAAGGAATCGTTTATCGACTACACAAACAGGTTTAAGTCAGAAAACTCTGCACTATTTGCACGCGGCAAGGTCAACGGATCCCATATTTCTGCAAGTATTTACACAGTTTTTGACTTCCATCCATCGACATCACAAGTGCAAGATGCAGATAATTGTGATCACAGGGCATCATATAATTTCCCTATATCCAAAGAGTTTAAGAGATGGATTGAGAACAACACAAGGCTTATGGATCAGTCCAGCTTTGCATACTTCATCGAAGATAACCTTATTGATCTGGCAGCTGCTGATCAGTCAGACATGGAAAAGTACACAGACCTGAAACCTCTATTTGCAGATCCAATCAGAATGCTTGAAATGTCACGTGGCCTCAGCCTGAAAAACAATGAGAACGTCAAGCAAAAATTCGTCACGAGCACAGGTGAAACAGAAATTCAGTTTACTTCTGAGCATACGGATGAGTACGGATCTAAGGTGAGCATTCCTAATTTCTTTATGATCAATATCCCGATCTTTGAGATGGGCCTCAGATACCGCGTAGCGGTGCGTTTGAGATACCGCGTAAAAGATGGAAGCGTAAAGTTTGCTTATGACATTTACCGCATTGAAGATCTGTTTGATAGCGTATTCAATGAAACGTGCAATCTGATTGCAGAGAAAACTGGATTGCCGTTGTTTATGGGTGTGCATAACTAAAATAAGGACTGAGAAACATGGAAAGTTTTGACTATGGATCGTTGGTAAATGATCTGACAAAAAGCCCTACTGAGATCTTGAACACATTGACACCTGAAAAGGTTGATATGATTCATGCTGTCTTAGGTATATCTGGTGAAGCTGGTGAGCTTTTAGATGCCATAAAAAAACATGTCATATACGGACAGCCACTTGATCTGGATAATGTCATTGAAGAGCTTGGCGATCTTGAGTTTTACATGCAGCGTTTAAGGTACAGGCTTCAAATCCCACGTCACGAGATCATCACCAAAAATGCAGATAAGCTCAGGATAAGGTATGGACGCTCTTATTCTGATAAGTCAGCACAGCAAAGAAGAGACAAAACCGATGAGCAGAGATGACACGGTAGAGCTGGCACTTGAGCCACGAAGGATCAAGGGGAACGGTCAGGCATTCTGGCAGGGCGATTATGAGCCTCAAGAGGATCAGGACAAACCCAAAAGGGAAAAATGGATCTGGCTTCCTGTCTCTCAAATAGAAGTTTCAGAAGTAGACAGCAAAGGATGTGCAACAGTTACTGTTCCTTACTGGCTGGCAAAAAAGAAAGGATTAATCTGATGGTTATTTATAGAAATACAAGCGATTACTGTAATGTTTTATTCGGTGAAAGTGTTGATCAATTCTCTGAGCAGTGCGTACTCACGTTTGGAAACCTTATCTGGTATATTATGATTTTTGTACTCATGATCTGGCTTGTTAAGAATATCTTAGGAGATTTATTTTAATATAGGATTGTGAACCCCACACATAACTTAGGCCAGTATATTGATGCTGGCCTCTTTTTTTTGCTACAATACCGCAAACATTGTTTATGAAAGGATTGAGATAGATGAAACACCCTGCAATTATGATGAGAGGTACAGGCGTAGGCACTGTTGTCTTTGTGCTGACTGATGAGAAGGGCAACATACTCATGACATCCAGAGCCTTTGATGAAGAGGATCAGGTAAGAGAAGCGGTTAAAGAGCTTTTTGATACGGTCACAGAAGCAGCCGACAATATCATTGACCAGCTGCCTAGTACGATAGCTCACAAATAAACCCTATGAGTACATTATGAACAAGATTGACACAAAGTTTATTGCCCTTTTGCCTGAGAGCAAATTTCCTTGGAAGATCTCTTCTCTTGGTGCAATGGTTATTGCCATTAACGAGGAGCACGAGCCACGAGAGATCCACTCTGATGGAAGCATTGAAATCATGGAACTGTGCAAAATACCACATGACTTCCTCTCTAAGTTTCAAGAGGCTTGGATAGAGGCAATGAGATGACAGAGTACGATGGCAGCATCCCCATCAAATACCCAAAGCAGGAACAATTCTGCAATGAATACATCATTGATCTCAATGGTGCTGCCTCTGCGCGTAGGGCTGGATATAGCGAAAATACGTCAAATACCATTGCAGCTCAGCTCTTAGCAAAAATTAGCGTACAGAAAAGGATAGAATATCTCAAAACACAATCAGTGAAGAGGATAGCAAACAAGAATGAAATGATCATAGATGCTGATCGTGTTCTTGAGGAGATGGCAAGGCTGGCCTTCTCTAACATAAACGATTTCATATCAATCAGTGATGATGGTTATGCCTATATTGATCTCTCAAGAGCAACGCCTGCACAGCTGGCCTCAGTCAGTGCCATAGAGGTGATAGACATGCCTCCTGTCACAATGATTGGCAGTGACGGTGAGACAATGACACGGCAAGTGCTCAAGGTTAAGCTCAAGATGTGGGATAAAGTCAAGGCTCTTGAAAACCTCATGAAACATCTAGGGTTGTTAAAAGAGAAGGTAGAAATCGAGGGACTTGATCGCATGATACAGAACTTGCAGAAAGGGCGTGCACGTGTCGCAGCTCATAGAGAAGAGGACTGATTTTTTTCAACCAGCGGTTAGCATGATAGGCCACAACGGTGGGCCTACGCTTGAAGATTTTGACGATCATCTCTCAAAGGATTTTGCCGAGTTTTACGCTGAGCCTCTGGAATACGTTCTATATGCTTACTCGTGGGGAAGCGGTGAGCTGGCAGGGTGGGACGGTCCAGACAGCTGGCAACGAAACTATCTCAACAGAATCGGTGATATGGTCAAAGATCGCGGCTTTGATGGTGTCAATCCTGTCTCACCAATCAGGATGGCAACGGCATCAGGTCACGGTATCGGTAAGAGCGCACTGACTGCATGGCTTGTGGACTGGATCATGTGCACGCGGCCTTTTTGTAAGGGGATTGTTACAGCCAATACATCACCTCAGCTGCAAACAAAGACATGGGCCGAGATTGCCAAGTGGACACGGCGCAGTATAGCAAGGCACTGGTTTTCTGTTTCTCAGGGTAAGGGAAACATGAAAATGGTGCGTATCGGATATGAAGATACATGGCGTGTGGATGCTCAGACATGCCGAGAGGAGAACTCTGAAAGCTTTGCAGGATTGCACGCTGCAAACAGCACACCGTTTTACATCTTTGATGAGGCCAGTGCCATACCGAATAAAATATGGGAAGTGGCAGAGGGTGGTTTGACGGACGGTGAGCCGATGCACTTTGTCTTTGGAAACCCTACGCGGAACTCAGGCCGCTTTCATGACTGTTTCAAATCACACAAACACTCAAAGAGATGGCAAACAAACCAGATAGACAGCCGTGACTGTGCCATTCCGAACAAGGAAGATATTCAAGAGAAGATAGACACGTACGGCATTGATAGTGATTACATCAAGATCCGTGTCCTTGGTAAGTTTCCATCACAGTCAGCAAAGCAGTTTATTTCCACCAGTCTTGTTGATGAGGCGCAGCGCAGGGATTACGAGATCGAAAGGTACAGCTTTGCGCCTAAGATCCTCACATGTGATCCTGCATGGGACGGTGATGACGAACTTGTGATCGGTTTAAGACAGGGCCTCATGTTTTGGGTGCTTAAAACCATTCCGAAAAATGATGATGATGTGGCGATTGCAACCATTCTGGCACAGCTTGAGGATGAGCATCAGGCCGATGGCGGGATCATTGACTTTGGTTATGGCACAGGCATTTATTCAATCCTGCAAAACATGGGCCGTGATAACTGGTTTCTGTGCAAATTCGGTGAGAAGTCCCCTGTTGCTGGTTTCATGTACATGAGAGATTATATATGGGGCATGACCAAGCAATGGCTTAAAGATGGTGGATCAATACCAGAGGATGATGAGATCCTGTACTCTGACCTGATCAGCCCTGAAACCGTTCCGCGTACGGATGGGGTGATCCAGCTTGAGAGCAAAAAGGAAATGAAGAAAAGGGATCTTCCATCACCGAACAGAGCTGATGCTCTTGCACTATCGTTCGCTTTTCCTATAGAAAGGAAAAACAAGTACACGTTTTCAAATCAATCTGATAACATGAGTACGCATGACTATGACCCGTACGCACAGGACTAGGAGAATTTCAAGATGTCATTCGGCGGTAAACCAAAAACCCCACCACTACCACCACCACCAGCACCAGTGGCAGAAGCACCAAAACGAGTGAATGATGCAACGCAGCGTGCACGTGATGACGAGCGAATCAAGGCGCGTCAAGCCTCAACTGCAAACCGTACGGCTTTATCCAGTGGACTGGAAGAGGCCAACACAGGACGAAAAACCTTATTAGGACAGTAAAAAATGCCAGAGATGATCAATGGTATGACCCCAAAGCAGGCGTACAACAAACGCCTTGGTGAGCTGAAACAGATACGCCTTTCATGGGAAGCCGACTGGCGTGAGTTACAGCGTTATTTCACCCCGCGCAGGGGACGTTTTTTATTGTCTGAAACAAATCGCGGTGACAATGCCAGAGGCCGATTGAACAAGACAATCAACAATGCAGGCCGATTCGCAGCACGTACACTGGCATCAGGTTTGATGGCTGGTGTTACATCACCCGCAAGGCCGTGGTTTCGGCTGGCAACACCAGATCCAAAGTTGATGGAGTTTGGGCCAGTAAAAGAATACCTTCAAACTGTTGAGCGTTTGATGCGTGAGGTTTTCAACCGATCCAATCTTTACCAAGTCCTGCCTTCTATTTACATGGAGCTTGGCGTATTCGGCACAGCCAGCATGATGGTGTTGAAGAATTATGACAACGTGATCAGGTGCTATCCTTTCACCGCTGGTCAGTATTATCTGGCTATGAATGATGAGATGATTGTTGATACACACTACAGGGAATTTCGTATATCAACACGGCAATGGATGCAGATGGCAAACGGCAATGTCTCAGCGTCTGTCAAAGCATCCTTTGATCAGGCAAATTATGACAGGCCGATTGATATTTGCCACGTGATAGAGCCGAATGCCAAGAAGTCATATAAGCCTGTCTTTGGAAAGGATATGCGCTATAAGTCCGTTTACTATGAAAAAGGCGGTGATCAGAACCTTATAGGCATTGACAGCGGTTTCAATTCTTTCCCTATCATGTGTCCAAGATGGGAAGCACTGATTGAGGATGTTTACGGTTTCAGCCCTGCAATGGATGCCTTAGGGGATAACATCCAGCTTCAAGTGCAGGAAAAGCGCAAAGGGCAGGCCATTGACAAGATGACATCACCGCCTTTGCAAGCACCGTCTTACATGAAGAACAGATCTATATCCTCATTGCCAGCAGGCGTGACGTACTATAATCAGTTTCAGTCATCATCACAGCAGGCAATCAGGCCATTGTATCAGGTAAACCCAGATATAAACGCGCTACGTGATGATATGAACTCGGTTGAGCAGCGTATCAACAGAGCCTTTTATGCAGACCTGTTCCTGATGCTTTCCAATCTGGACCGCAAACAAATCACAGCCACAGAGATTGCAGAGCGTCATGAAGAAAAACTTCTTGCCCTTGGCCCTGTTCTTGAGAGCATGAACAACGAGCTTCTTGACCCCTTAATCGTTCGTACGTTTGAAATCATGGAAGATGCTGGCATATTGCCAGAGCTGCCTGATGAGCTTGTTAATGTGGATCTTAAAATTGAATATATATCTGTTCTTGCACAGGCGCAGCAGCAAGTGGGGCTTGGTGCTATTGAACGCTTTGCAGGGTACATCACAAATCTTTCTGGTATCTATCCAGAGGTGGTGCGTAAATTTGATGCACTCGAATCAGTTGATGAAATAGGCGGTATGCTTGGCGTACCTCAAAAGCTGATCAAACCTGATGAGGTTGTACAGGCAGAGCTGAGAGCCGATCAGGAAGCGGCGCAAGCAGCCAACGGCCTTGCAGCTGCATCAGCAGCCTCTGAGGTTGCCAAGAACCTATCAGAAGCGAAAACAGCCGATCAAAACGCATTAACGCAAATCACAGGACTATAGGAGGTCATCATGCCAAAAGTAAGTAATACATTCTCAGCAACAGGACAAAGTAATCCGCTTTATGTTACGGACGCATATATCACAGTTTCTCTTGCCTTTGCTGGAACGGCAACAGTAACGCTTGAAAGATCTTTTGACGGAACAAACTGGAAAACCGTCAAATCATATACAGCAAGCGCAGAGGAAAACCACTTTGAGCCAGCATCAAAGGTGCAGTACAGGCTCAACTGCACATCATACACTGATGATGTTATTTACGTTATTGCAACACGTGATTAAGGACACTTTATTATGACCAAGACAAAAGCACAAATTATCGCGGATCAGCCATTTCTCACACGCGATCAGGCGATTGTGGATCTGGTGCAGTACATTAATGATGAAAATCTCACGGCTGAATATCAATATTTGACGGACGCGCAAACCTTAACGCGAATTATAGAATTGATGAACAACGATCAACTTGAAGCTGACCGTGAGTTTATTATTTCCATTGAAAAGCTTGTGGTTGAAATTGCTGTTTCTTTGGCAGAGGTTAATCCTTTCGTGATCAACGATCAGGAAAATCTTGCATTCCGCTTCAAGGCTGGTGTTTCTGATGTTGTAGAAAGCAGCGGTTATGTCACGGACATTTCAGATCTGTCTGATAATGCAAACGATCTGTCTCTGGCCTCTGGTGGGACAAACACATGTACGCTTGAGACTGGCTACGTAAACAGCACGTATGATGCCTTTGTGCTTACGGGTGATGATACATATTTTCAGCTTGGATCAAGTGTTGCACTGCAAGATCTCTTTGTTGTTTCCCGTTATAAAGACGGACTTGACAGCAGCTTTGATGGATTTAATGCATGGCTTGCTGGTGCTGATGGATTCGGTCAGCCGCGTGTTGCTGGATCAGGAGGTACAACCTCTTTGCTTTCCTCTGATTTCTCGAATGCCGTTTCAAAGAATGGCGGCGCATACCAGACATCAGATCTTGTGCCGATGGAATATGCGGTGCACCGTGTTACAGCCGATTCTGCACTAACAAAGCAGTGGTATTTGATGGGTGGTCCTTCATCCCCTGTTTCGTGGATTGGCCCGATTTCAGAATATATTGGATATAAAACACGTTGCTTTGCATACCAGCAGGGACACACACTCAGACAGTTAAAACAGGCATACGGGATTGCAGAAAAAACAACGCTGAATGTTGTGTTTACTGGTCAATCACTCTATCGCAGATCCCTTGATCTTCTTGATGGTGCTGATGCATTCGAGACTGAGGCGGCTCTTCATGGTTTTACAACAGTGAATGTCATCAATGGTGCAGAAGATTCAAGCGCAGTTGTGCAGGCAGCTGATAGCGGATCAGGGTATTTTGTGGCAACAGGCGGGACAAAGGGGGATAATTACACCGATGTTCTTGAGGCTGCTGTTACGGCATCACCAGTCACAGCCGATGATATTGACATCATTTTTGTCCTTATCGGTAACACTGACAGAGTGGCGATCCAGAACGCCACAATCACAAAGGCAGATCACAAAACAGGGATGGAGCAGTTTGTTGCACTTCTGAAATCAGACTTCCCGAATGCACGCATTGTGATTTCCTCAAATCTTGGTAACACAGGGTTGCTTTTGACAGCTCAGCACGAAGCATGGCAGGCGGTCAAAGAAGCACAGTATGAGCTGGTGCAGGAAGATGTGCAGCTGGTTGACAGCTTTGGTGTTGGCGATATTACGCGCACAGATCCACAGCACTTGGATCAGGCAGGATCTGATCTTTACATGCAAAGAAATGCACGCCTTGCTGCACACATATTCGGAAATGGAACGCCTAATAATCCGATAGGACCGCGCTTTTACTCGGCAGAGTTTGATCCTGCAACAGACAGTGTGACAGTGACTATTCAGCACGACAGCGGTACAGATTTCACAGTCTCTGATGCAGGCGGTTTTTGGGTGTACGTAAACGGTACGTATCAAAAACCCACCACAGTTGAGCGATTGACATCAACAACATTCAAGCTCTCAGGCGGTTTGACGATGGCAACAACAGACACTGTGCTGCTTTCATACCTCTCAGGAACAAGCCAAGATGTGACAACCACGGACACGCTGATTGACAACGCTGAGAAGCCACAGCCTTTGCAGTTTTTCTTTGGTGCGACAGTCTCAGAAGTAGCTTAACCAAAACACGTACAGCAAGCTTGCCAAAAAAACACGTACGGCGTACACTGTACGTGCCATGAGTGATGATATTGAATACGAGAGTGACGATGCCAAGCAAGTCAGAGACAGGAAAGCAGCTGAGAAACGCTCAGAAAAGCTGAAAACCTCTGACCTCAAAGAGCTGATGAGTCAAGCGTGTTTTAGGCGTTTCATGTGGCATTATTTGGAGAGAGCAAATATTTTCTCAGTGCCAAGCCCTTTGGCAACACCGAGAGAGACAGGTTTCTTTGACGGTCAGAAAAACCTTTTCTTGCAAATTTTTGCAGATCTTCATGAGCATTGTGAACAAAACTACGCGCTCATGGTGAGCGAATCAAAGAAGGAAGGTAACACCTATGACGACTGAGACAGCGATTTCAAGTGCAGCTGCTGATGCAGGGGCAACAGATACAGCGAACACGAACACACAAGATCCAGCTGCGAACGCAGCCGATCAAACACAGAATAATCCAGCGGACAATCAGGACGCTGGAAAACAGGATTCTGATCAGACTAACCCGACTGATCAGAAGGATTCCGACTCGGATGGAGACAAAAACCAGAACGAGCAGAAGTCCAACGAGCCAGTTGAGTATGCTGACTATGAATTGCCAGAAGGCTTTGAGATGACACCAGAGGTCAAGGGTAAATTTGACACTCTGCTTAATGAGGTTGCAAAGGAAAACGGCGCACCTCTGTCTCAGGAAGCAGCTCAAAAGTTTGTCACAATGGGTGCAAATCTAGTGCAGGAAGCAGTAGAGGGCGCAATGAAGTACGCTGCTGATTATCATGCTCAGCGTACCGAAGAGTGGATTAAAACCTTCCAGAACGATCCTGAAATAGGTGGAGACGAGGCAGCACAAAAGAAAACCTTGTCAGAAGCCAAAAGGGTGGTTGTGGCACTTGGCGGCGATTCTCTTATGAAGGCTATTGATGAAACAGGGGCGGGCGATCACCCCGAAGTCATCAGGGCTTTTTATAAACTCAGGAGCTTCATAGGTGAGGATGGAAAAGTGATTGTTGCCAATCAAGGCGGTGGATCATCATCTCTTGCTCAAAGGCTTTACCCTAACCAACAAAAAACATAGGAGTGTAAAACATGGCAACTGTTGGATCATTAGTATATACCTACGCAGATTGGGCCAAGCGGCTTGATCCTGATGGTAAGGTGTCTGCTGTTGTAGAAATTCTGGAACAGTCAAACCCCATTTTAGAAGATGCGCTTGTGATGGAGTCCAACGGACCAACATCACATAGAACAACTGTAAGAACTGGCCTGCCTACGGTCACATGGAGACAGCTGAACTACGGGGTGCAAACGAGTAAATCAACTGTCAAACAGGTTGATGACACAATCGGTATGCTGGAATCGTATGCAGAGGTTGATAAGGACCTTGCAGACTTGAACGGCAACACCGCTGAGTTTCGCTTGTCAGAGGATAAACCTTTCTTGGAAGCAATGAACCAAGAGATGGCTTCAACTCTGTTCTATGGGAACACTCAGACAGATCCTAAAAAATTCATGGGCCTTGCCCCACGTTATAACTCAATCGGTACTGATCCGTTATTGAGCAGCTATAACGTGATTGATGCTGGTGGATCTGGCTCAGACAATACATCCATATGGTTGGTTGTTTGGGGTGATCAGACCTGTCACATGACATTCCCCAAAGGTAAGATTGCTGGTTTCAAGCATACTGACCTTGGAGAAGAAACCCTTGAAGATAGTGCTGGTGGTAAGTATCAGGGCTATCGTACCCACTACAAGTGGGACGCTGGTTTCGTGTTGCGTGATTGGCGTTTTGTTGTCCGTATTGCTAATGTTGACATTAGTGATCTGGAAACATACGGCTCAGGATCTGACACATCGACAAAGTTGATCTTCCACATGATCAAAGCTATGCACAAAATCCCGAACCTGAATATGGGTAACGCTGTATTCTATGCGAACGAGACTGTGCTGACATGGCTTGACATCATGGCAATGGACAAGAACAACGTATATCTGACCTCTCAAGAATATGCTGGTCAAATGCTTACGATGTTCCGTAAAGTCCCTGTCAAGAAGTGTGATGCTCTGTTGAACACTGAGGCTCAGGTAACATAAGGGGTGGGGGGAAACCCCCATTCTTGAATTCCAATCTGATCAAAATAGGAGATATTAACATGATCATTGATAAACAAAACTTATTCTCAGATGAGCAGGCCATTACAGCAACCGCGAACAGTACGAACGTGATTGATCTTGGCCCTGCAAACGGCAATGTCCATGATGGTGGCGAGCCGCTTCATATCCTTGCACAGGTCCTTGAAGCATTCACAGCATCAGGATCTGCAACGCTGACAATCACTTTGGAAACAGATGATAACGACTCGTTCTCTTCTGCAACTGTTCTTTTGAGTACGGCTGCAATTCCAAAGGCAACATTGACAGCTGGCTATCAGTTGCCGATCAGCTTCTTGCCAGCAAACGCTGAGCGTTATGTGCGCTTGGTGTACACCGTTGCGACAGGACCTATGACAGCTGGTAAAATCACAGCTGGTATTACAGGGCCGCGTCAAACAAACACATAAACCATTTTGTTAGGGCTGCCATTATGGTGGCCCTGACATCTTGCTTGATAAAAACAAAAGGACATATGCCATGAAATTCAAAGTTTTACGAAAAAGTTTTATACACAATACGCTTTATGAAGAGGGTGATATAGTCGAGCTTGAAGATAAAGAGCTTGCAAGAACAAAAGATGGAGAGATCAACTATGAGAAGCACCGCTTTCTTGAGCCTTTGGAGAAACCAGAACCAAAAAAGAAAGTTGAGCCTGCTCAGATTCAAGATGATGCAAAGACAGGTAAGCCAGCAAAAGAGCCTGCTCAAACAAAGACAAATACTCAAACGATTGGTGAGCTGACAGCTGACCAAAAGAACGAGATCCTTGATGCTTTGGAAGTCCTTGACCACAGCAATGATGATTTATGGACACAAAGCGGATTGCCAAAAGTTGAAGTAATTTCTGAGATTGTTGGCTTTGATGTGCAGCGCAAGCACATCAATGCTGTTGCAGATAAGTTTACTCGATCTCAGTCCGAGTAAAGGCGATTGGTGGGGCTTTATGGCCTCACCTCTTGCTTCATAACCATAAAGGAATTGACCATGCCTGACTTAGTTGATCTTAAACGTACACCAGAAGATAAAAAAGAATATAAGACCGAGATCACAAACTATGGTGATGAGGATTATGCATGGGGTACACAGCTGCGCTTTGATGATATTGAAGCCGAGAAGCTTGGAATCATGGGCCTGAATGTTGGTGATGAAGTGCAGATCATGGGTATGGCACGAGTGATCAGTAAGTCTCAAAACGAAAGACAGGGGACAGAAACAAACGGTCATATCGAAGTACAGGTCACACAGCTTTCTGTTTCACCGCAAAAAGAAAAAACCTCACAAGCTCAGCGTCTATATGGAGATCAGGGCAATGGCACAAACGAAAGTTGATCTATATAATCGCACACTCGTACATCTTGGAGTAAACCCGAATATTGAGAGCGAATCAGAGGACACGAAAAAGCGGATTGTCCTTGATGCTTCTTACAATTCTGCGCGTAAACATGTTCTCAAGCAGCACGACTGGTCCTGTGCCAAAGAATATTTCACACTGGTTGAGGTAGGGACACCGCCTGCATCATGGGCCAAGCAGTACAAATGGCCTAATGACATGCTGAAACCACGGTATCTGGAACGCAAAAACAGAAAATCAACAGAGATACCTTTCACAACAGCCACATATTCTGATGCCGACAATGGACGGATTAAGGTCATCCAGACAGATCTTTCTAATGCCGTTATGGTTGGCACGTATAATCTGGAAGAGGTCAATGATTTTACAATCGAATTGTTTGAGGGTATAGCCGCATATCTTGCTTTCCTGTCATCTCACCAGTTTACTGACAGCAGCCAGATAAAGCAGCAGGCATTCAACTTTTTTGAAAACATGGTTGGCATGGGTGCACAAATGGATGCAAACGCAGAAGCACAGGATGAGGAACAGTCCTCACCTTGGCACAGGGCAAGAGATTATGATGTAGATCCATATCCAGAAGTTATTAGAGGGACATAATGCCGAATGTTGAAAAGACCTCATTCACAGCGGGTGAGTGGAAGCCAAGCCTCTGGCAAAGGGTGGATCTTTCACGATACGGGAATGCAGCAAAGGTCATCAGAAATTACATCATTCATGCAGGCGGCGGTATATCAAACCGTGGTGGTACGCGCTACATAAACCGCGCAAAGTATGCTGATCGGATCACGCGACTTATATCTTTTGAGTACAACACAGAGCAAGCCTATGCGCTTGAATTTGGCGATAATTACATGCGCGTATTCAAGGACGGTGGTGCTGTTCTTGAGGCTGATCAGGCCATTACAGGAATCACACAGGCAAACCCTGCTGTTGTGACAATTACATCACACCCGTTTTCTGATGGTGACTGGATTTTTGTCAGCACCATCAGCGGAATGACAGAGCTGAATGGTGATTTCTTCATTGTGGCAAACTCAGCAGCGAACACATTCGAGCTTAATGATCTGGACGGAAATCCGATAGACTCAAGCGCATTCACAGCTTACGCCAGCGGCGGGACAGCGGCGCGTGTGTACGAGATTACAAGCCCTTACGGTGAAGCCGATCTTGCCCTTCTGAAATTCACTCAGGATGCCAACACCATGACTCTGACACATCCAGATTATGACGTGAGAGAGCTGACCAGAACAGGACACACATCATGGTCATTCAGCACACCGACCTTTGCACCTTCCATTGCAGCACCGACAAGCGTTTCCCTTTCTGGTCCTGCCTCTTCTGGTGGATCTGAGACAATATCCTATAAGGTCACAGCCATTGATGAGGAAACAGGTGAGGAATCATTGCCCTCAACAGCAGGAACAACGGCAGCGGGAAAACTGGCATGGACATCCACTGATTACATTGATCTGTCATGGACAGGCTCATCAGGAGCAGCCAGCTATAATATATACAAAGATGACGGTGGTTACTATGGTTTCATAGGGCGTGCTGATGGCACTTCATTCAGAGACGATAATATTCAGCCTGCTGTTGATGATGCACCGCCAGAGGCCAGAAATCCGTTTTCTGGATCTGATGACAAGCCGAGTGTGCCGATCATTCACAGGCAGCGCAGAGTCTTTGGACGGACAAACGATAAGCCAGATACACTTTTCATGTCACAGGTTGGCCTGTACAGCAATATGAACGTATCAAGGCCAGCGAAAGCCGATGACGCAATCACGGCAACACTGGCAGCGCAGAAGGTCAACGAGATACGCGGCTTTGTTTCCCTCAATGATCTGATCATACTGACATCAGGATCTGAATGGCGTGTACGCGGTGCAGATAATCAGACGATTACACCAAGCAGCATCATAGCCGAAAAGCAAAGTGACAGGGGTGCATCAGACATACCGCCTTTAGTGATTGGCAACACGGCTCTTTTCGTGCAGGCACGCGGGAAAAAAGTCAGAGATCTTGGATATACGATTGAATTTGATGGATATGACGGAAACGATCTTACGATCCTCTCTTCACACCTGACCAAAAAAACGCGCAGTGTGGACAAGCGCATATCCGAGTGGTGCTATCAACAAGAGCCAGACAGCATTGTGTGGTCAGTCCATAAAGACGGATCTTTGACCTCTATGACATACGCAAGAGAGCATGAGGTCAGAGGATGGTCACGCCACGATACGCAAGGCAACTTCAAATCTCTTTGTTGCATACCAGAAGATGATCAGGACCGCGTTTATTTTGTTGTAGAGAGAGAGATCAACTCTCAGACATTGCAATACATAGAAGTCATGGAAACACGGGATGTTGATGAGGACGATCTGATTTATGCGTTCCACCTTGATTGCGGAATAACCATTGATGGAAACGGTCAGCAAACAATCACAGGGCTTGGATTTCTTGAGGGTAAAACAGTGGCTATATGGGCCGATGGAAACGAACTCCCTCAAGAAAATGTAGTTGGAGGATCGATAACCCTTGATAAAGTCTATACAACGCTCAGCATTGGCCTTCCTATTGAATCCGATATGCAGCCTCTGGACATTGAATTTAATCGCAAAGAGGAAGGCACAACAAAGGGATATATGAAGAAAGTCAACAGGTTATATCTTGAGGTTTATAATGCCCGTGAGATCAAGGTAGCAGCCAAAGACCCGAATGATCCTTTCCTTGATCCTGATGAGAGCGTACGCTTTGAAAAATTCAAACAGCGTGAGTGGGAAGATTATGACGAGCCGACACGCCTGAGAAACGGGATTATTGAGGTTGAGGTTGATGCGGAATGGCAGCACAAGGCAGCACCGTTCATAAGGCATGACAGCCCTGCCCCCATTACGATACTTGGAATTATACCACAGATTGAAATATCAAGCGGATGAAACATGAAATCGTAAATACAGAAGAATGGCATCAGCATTATGTTGCAGAGAATATGAGAGCGCATGATGTTGAAGAAGTGTATTTACAGTCAAGGTTGAAACCTTATGACGGATTGAGAATAACATGCCTGTGCTCACCGTATAAAAAAACAGCCCTAATCGAAGGAGAGCCTGTTGCCATATTTGGTGCATCGGCAAACTCTTTGCTTTCTGGCAAAGGAATGCCGTGGATCTTGTGCACTGATCAGGTGTGCCGATACCCGCAAACGTATTTAAGGCATTCAAGGCAGTGGGTTAAACGTATGTCAGAATACTTCCCTACGCTTGAGAATTACGTGAATGTCAATAATAAATTTACAATCAAGTGGTTGAAATGGTGCGGCTTTGATATATTAGAACCTATAGAGTACGGACCGTTTAAAAAACCGTTTCATCCTTTTAAATTGGAGACAGGATTATGAGTGTAGCATTGCCAGCAGGACTTACCGCGTTTCAGGCCGCTTCTTTAGCTTTTACAGCAGGAAGTACAGTGGTTTCTGCTATTGGTCAAAAAAGGCAGGCTGATGCCGAGGCCGCGAACCTCAGATATAATGCAGCTATTCAGCGGAACAACCAGATCATTGCAAACAGAAACGCTGATGATGCAATTAAAAGAGGAAAGATTGAAGAGCAACAAAACAGGCTCAGGATTGCACAGCTCAAGGGTGAGCAGCGTGCACGTACAGGATCATCAGGAATACTGGTTGACCAAGGAAGTGCTCTTGATCTTCTTGCTGATACGGCAGAAATCGGTGAGTATGAAAGCCAGATCATCTTGAATAATGCTGAGCGTGAGGCTTCTGGTTTCAGGACACAAGCATCAAACTATGGATCAAGTGCGATCAACAGTGATATTGCAGCGGATAACACGCAGGCCGCTGGCTTGCAGACTGCTGGAACAACACTGATCAGCGGTGCAGGCCGTGTTGCTGACTCATGGTACAGATATAAAGAAGGGTTGTAATATGCCGATCAGACCGACAAAGACAGAATCATCCGTTAGAGTTGCACCCGCATCAGGACAAACGCAGCAAATAAGCACACCAGCAGCCGCATTCGGATCAGCTCAGGCAGAGGCCACGCTTTACGCTGCGCGTGCTTTAGGAGATAAGGCAGAAATCACGGCACGTACTGCTGAGGATATGGCACGCAGGCAAGATGAAACACAGCTGCTGGAATACGAGACCAAGATTGAAGAGTTTGAGACACAGTACCTTTTTACTGGTGAAAATCCTCTTCTTGATCGCGTAGGGAATGAGGCATTCGGATCAACGAAACAATCAATCACAGATTTTAAGAACTTTGCTGATGATCTTGATAAGCAATACTCACAAAACCCACGCATTCAAAACAGAATAAAATCTATGCGTACGCGCAAGAATACGGCAATCGGTAAGACCGTATCACGCCATGAGGCAAACCAGCGCAGGGCATATGAGGAATCGGCACGCAATGCAGCTCTTGAGAGTGCACGTGATAGATCCATTCTTTACTATACTGATCCCGTTGAGAGAGAAGCGTCTTTGCAGCGAATAGAAAGCCTTGTCAGAGAAACAGCACGCGGTATGCCGCCAGAAGCTGTTGAGCAAATGATAGAGGACGAAAAGACAAAGGTGCACACGGCTATCATTGATCGCTTTGGAAATGAAAGCCTTGGATCTGCTGAGAGCTATTATAAGCAGTACAAAGACCAGATAGATCCGAACACACAAGTGCAGATTGAAAAGAGCTTGAGCGTTCTTAAAAAACAGCAACAGGCCGAGGTTCGTCATGAGGTCAACAAACAGGCCAACGTATTGCAGGACGCTGCAAAAATTACGGGTGAGATTAATGACGGTCAGTTTAATGCGATTCGTACAATGGCAGAACAAAACGGACTGACACAAGAAGTTGAGGCTCTGGATGTGTTCAAACAAAATGTGGACACATTAAATGCTTTTGTTAATTCACCGCTTCCCGATCAGCCAACACAGCTGAGAATGCTCAGAGAAAAGGTTGAAAGCAGTCCGACACGGCAAAACATAGATCAGTACAATCTCTTGCGCGACTCTTTTGATGCAAAGCTCAAGATCCTTAAAGATGACCCTGTATCGTATTATGAACAGCAAAAAGTTATGAGGCCCTATCAGCCTGCTGATATTTCTAACCCTCAAGCCTTTGCATACGAGATGACACAGCGCAGAGTTGCAGCCGCGCAGATTGAGGAAAGAGAGCAGATCAAACTGCCATTGCTCAGAAAGTCAGAGATTGAAAACCTGTCAGCAATCTATTCTCAGGCCGATACACAGGGAAAAACATCAATACTGCGTACAATTCAGGGCGGTTTCACACAGTCAGAGGCCAGACAGATTGCACAGAAAATTGCACCAAAGCAGGCGAACATGGCTGCTGTCATGGCGATTGCACACGAGTCCCCCGATGTGGCACAAGTGATTGCCAGCGGATCAACCAGAGATAAGTTTGTCCCAAGGCAGAAAATGTCAGCAGAAGTGCAGAACATGCTGGAAGGGGCAATTCCCGATGGTGCAGCCATACAACCTGTCATTGATGCAGTGCATGATGCCTACACAGAGCTTGCTTTCATGGTGAATGATACCAGCAATGAGCTTGATCCTGAGAGAATGAGGCAGGCGTCAGAAATGATTCTAGGGCCAAAGCTCAAAGTAAAAACCAGCTTCTTTGATCAGTCCCCTTCTCAGATTCTGCCCTTTAAGCTTCCCTCTGGTCAGTGGATCAGCGAAGGTCAGTTTGAATCTGCACTTAATACGATTGATGCTGATACTCTTCTCAGGACGCATGGCGACACGTTCAAAACGCCTGATGGTCAAGATCTTGATGTACAGGAGACTATAGGCAGAACCCGCCTGCAAAGCGTAGGAGATGGTCAGTATATTCTTTTGACACGTCACGGTCAGCCTGTCCTTGGATCAGTGCCAGAGGGAACAGTTGTGACACAAAACAATATCAAGGATCTGGCCTTTAAACTGGACATGAAAAAGGTTGTGAATGATGAAAACGTACGCGGCCTATTTGAGAGCTTCTCAGACTATGTGAGCAAAAGCGATATTGATAGATATATAGATGCTCAGAAACGACTGACACAAGCTCTTGACAGCAATGCACCCGCTGATGATGTATCAAGCATCAGAGCAGAGATCGAAAAAATCAGAAAGTCATCAGCAAGCAGAGCGAAAAGATCTGCAACCTATGAGCTGAGAGGTGTCAGATAATGGGCATTGCTGACCTGATCAACATCAACAATATTCAAGGCATTGACAGCACGCCTGTATCACGAGACAGCGCAGGGGTTGTTGAGGTGACTGGCCTTGCTGTTCAAAATGCTCTGGATAACTTCAACACGAACTCATCATCCAATGTTAAAAACGAGTTTTTGTATAAGCAGCAACAGCAGATTGAAGAGCGCACAGGAAAATCACTTTTTGATCTGATTGGTGAGGACGCAAGAAGGGATCAGGTTAAGCGTGCAGAAATGACTGACCAGCTTCTTGATCAAGATCCAGATCTTTTCCAAGGTGTGCCAAGAACCGCAGAGGTGCTTGAGCAGGCCAGAGAGCAGGCACGTGTCACATCAGAAGAGCTGAGGCAGGCAACACTCAATGCAAACCCTTTCAGTGCAACAGCCGGCTCTCTTGTGGGAACACTCGGCGGTGCGGCGGCTGATCCAGTTAATCTGGCTTTGCTTCCTTTTGGTGCTGGTGCTGGAAAATCTGTTTTGCAAGCAGTGCTGATCGAGGCGGGATTAAACGCAGGGGCAGAAATCCTGACACAGCCACGTATTGCCTCATGGCAGCGTGAGATAGGCAATGAGTACGGCTTTGGTGATGCAGTTTCCAATGTGGGAATGGCTGCGCTTTTGGGTGCTGGCTTCACAGGGATTGCAAGAGGTGTTAAACCAACAGCCTCAGCAGTATTCGAGTTTATCTCAAAGAGTGAAAATATACCATCAACACTGGCAAACCAGATCAAACAGCTGGCTGATTACGCACACCTGAAAGAGAAAAGTCCTTTCGAGAACGTCAACGGCCCTAATTTTGATGTGCATATTGAAAATATGAATGCCGTATCACGTGCGTTTGAAGCACGCAAAAGCATTGATGATGTGCCGATCAATACATCAGGATATAAACAGGAATTTCTTGAAGAACAAATCAGCAAGGACATCAGGCTTCTTGCGCGTAAACGTCAAGACAGCGATATTCCTGCACTTTTCAGCTCATCTTCACTTACAAGACTTGATTTAAACACGCAAAAAACAAACCTGTTTGACACAGCCTCTTCTGTTCCTTTTAGGTCAGATCCTTCTATATCTGTAGGAAGGTTATCCAGTGATCAAAGCTATACTGTTTACCAGCCTGTAAAAGATGTCAGTAATCTTATTACTATGGCAGAGCAAGCGCGTGCTGACCTTGTGTCTTTTACAAAAGAAGTAACAAAAGGTATTAATACAAAAGGTAAGTTAGAAACAAAAGTAAAACTAAAAAGCGATCTCCAATCTCTGGATAATCCAGATTCATCCAAAGATATACTGCGATCAACTATCAGAGTAACTGATGAAGAATCACTAAAAAGTATTTCTAATAATATACAGTCACGATCTAAAGTCATTGAAATTGAAAATAATACGAATACACAAGAACCCCATATAAATATGATGGTTTCTTCAAAAACGGATTGAGTGCACAAATACGGATTAATCTAGAAAAACCTAAAACATTCAAAAAATTCCTTGGACGACAAACACAAAGAAAAGTTGACGTAGAAAGCTTTACAAGGCCTCTTGTTGCCGATGTAAGGCCACGCACCACACCAGCCGATGTGGAAAGTGATGTAAATGTCACGGCTTTGTCAAGTGCAGAAAAACTCAGAAAGGCTGCTCTTCCCGATGTGCTTGATGATGCAGAGGTGCAGAGAATACGGGATGCCGATATGACAGAGCTTAAAAGGTTGAATGAGCTAGATTCTAACTTCAAGTTTGAATTTGATGATGATGACATCATTGAGCTTTTTGGAAACAAGAGAGCCGTGACCTCTCAGGATATTATTGATACTATTGAAGCCGATGAAAACCTTCTTGATGCGGTCAGAACGTGTGCCATAGGATAAAAGATGCCAACATTTATTGAATGTATTAAAGCCAAAGGACTGACAAACCAGCAGCTCACCAGCCTCATCAACGAGTATGAGGATCTGGTTGCAAAGTATTCCAAAAGCCTTGGTGATGCCTCTGCTGCTGAAAAGGCCGCTTCTGACATTGTGCGTGTGAAAGAGCAAGTGCTCAGGAAGAAAAACGATGCTGTCATCAAACATGCCCTTACACAGAAGAAGCTTTATAATGAGCTGTTTCAGGAAAAAGCAGAGTACGAGAATTACTATAATTCTTTGAACACTGTTGCAAAGAAGGTCCATAAAAAACCATCCATAGCCATGACGATTGCAAACAGGCTTGAGCGTGTGCAGTCATTACAGCAAGGGCTTTCACGCAGAGTCATGCTGGATCTGTACGACTTTATAGAGTCGAATCGTTCAAAAATGGCAGGACTGACACAAAACACCAGAGACATGCCAGACATTGTGCGTGCAATCATGGGTGAAACAACGGGTAACAGCGCAGCCAATGACTTTGGAAAACAGATACAGGATATATTTTCACGCCTTAACAAGATGTACGATCAGGCAGGCGGTGTCATAGGACGCATTGAAAATTACTATCCTCAAGTGCATGACGGTCAAAGGATCTTGAACAGGGCCAGAGAAGCAGGGATGAGCCGTGAAGATTTCTTTGATGTCTGGTCAGCAAACCTGATGCCTCAACTGATCGTGACTGGGAAAC